ATCTAGAAGGAGTAAAAGCTTCTATACCTTTATCAAAATGGAATGCACAATACATGCAGAATCCAACCGGAGAAGAGGGAGCATTAATCAAAAGAGAATGGTGGCAAGATTGGGAAGGAGATATACCACCACTAGAACATGTCATACAGAGTTATGATACTGCGTTCATGAAAAAAGAATCTGCAGACTACAGTGCTATAACTACATGGGGAATATTTACACCGAATGAGGACTCTGGCAAACATCTTATTTTAGTAGATGCAATCAAAGGCAGGTACGAGTTTCCTGAATTAAGACGTATTGCATTAGATCAATACGGGTACTGGAATCCGGAAACAGTGATTGTTGAGTCCAAGGCATCAGGACTCCCTCTCACATATGAGTTGCGAAAAGTCGGCATACCTGTTATAAATTTCTCACCCTCAAAAGGTAACGATAAACATACGAGGGTAAACAGTGTTTCTCCGCTGTTTGAGTCAGGAAGAATATGGGCTCCTAAAGAAATGGAGTTTGCACAGGAGGTTATAGAGGAATGTGCTGCTTTTCCATATGGTGACCATGACGATTTGGTCGATAGCATGACTCAGGCTGTTATGAGATTTAGACAAGGTGGATTAATTGGACACCCAGAGGATTATAAGGATGAGCCAGTTCCACAAAAACAAAGGACATATTACTAATGGGACCACTAGCACAATTTTTAATGGCTTTAACAAACCTGGTTAGAACAGGTAATATTAAAAAAGTATCTGATGCTATTAAATTCGCGAAACAGGAATTTGGTGAGGTAAGCCCACTTCTTACAAAACAAATTGAAAAAATTTTCCAACAATTTAAAAAACCAAAAATAGGTGAACCAGGCAAAAAAGAGGGAGCAGTTATACCTTTTAAAAAGACTGAGGGTATCGAGACACTTGATGACAAAGGACTTACAGATAGTCCATTAGATGATTTAAAAAAAATTATAGAAGACTCTGGGGGAACAGCTAAAACAAGAGATGAGATTTTACGAGATGAGATGTTAAAAGATGTAGATTCAAAAGAAAATATCATGGGTGCTATTGATAAATTAAAAAATCCTCGAAGAGCAGGTGGACCGTTAGATCCTGTAATGGGAGTTACAAGAACATTAGCTAGAAGAGTATTAGAAAAGAAAGGAATTAATATTGATAGAAGAGAAGACCCAATAGATATTTTTATTAATACATTTGGAGAATCAGTAACAGATCTTAAAAATCTTGGAGAAGATATAGTAGAAGCAGAACAAACAGGTCGTAGATTAAAACCTATAGATGACTTGTTAGAAATAGAAGGTTTCTTTGATATAAAAATACCTAAAAATCCAGATAGAGGAATACCCACTGAAGAAGTAATACAAAAATTAGAAAAAGATTTAAAAGAAAAAGAAGTGCTGGAAGACTTTGATCCAAAGGACAGAAAACCAAACGCAGAGGGCGGATTAAATTATTTGATGGGGATGTAATGGAGATAGCCAAATACAATGATATGATGGCTCATCTCACTCGTAAGGGATTAGCAACCGGCACTGAAGAACCACAAAAGGCCCCACCTCCTAAACCAGATAAAGATCCATTTGAGACTTTTAAGGAACAATCTGATCTATTTTTACAAGCATCATTTGCTACAACAAGCAAAGATTATTTTAATGGTTTAATAGAAAAAGAATATCAAAAGGCCCGTGAGGCAGGAGTCTCGGCTGAAGATGCATTAGGTTTTTTAAGAGAAAGAAGTCAGATGTATCGAAAGCTTATTGATGAAGGAAGAAGACAAGGAGAGCCTGCTAAACTTGGACCAAGTTATGGTAGAGAGAATCTTGCTGAAAGTATCGAACCTAAAGTTAAAAAATTTAAAGAGTTAGTAAAAAAAGGAGATAGCATTACAGATGCTAAAAACAAAGTTATAAAACTTTTTAAATTAAAAAGAAGTAAGACAGCAGGAACCCCTACATGGATGACAGAGGGAAAGAAACAATTAGTATCGGAAGGTATCTTAGAAGATAAGGATAGAGGTAAAGTAAAAATTATTGGAGAGACACAGGACTTTTCAAAAGATAAAAATATTAAAAGAATAGATAGAGAAACATTTGAACCAAATATTAAAAAGATAACATATAAAAATTTAAACACAGGAAAAACATTTGTTAAATACAAACCTTTGTTACGAGGAAATACAGTAACTGTTTCTGGTGCAGGATATGATAGTTTAGAAAAAGCAAGAAAAGTTGTAGCTGATTATAATAAATCAAATCCTCCTAAAGTAGCTGTTACTTTAAAATTAGAAGAAGATTTAAGAAAGCTAGCTAACGATTCAAGATTAGCACCTCTATTAAGAACAGGAACTCCGGATAATAAATATCTTAAAACGGTTCAAGAGATATTAGATTTAAATGTCAGTCAGGCAGAGGATAAATTAAAACAATTAGGAGAAGCTGTAAAACCAGGTGGTAATTTGGATGTGCCCGGTATAGATAAGATTAGTAAAAAGAAGGCTGATAACATAACTAATTTCTATAAATCAAAAGCAGTTTCTAAAGCTGTTGTTGATAAAGCAATAGGAGAATCTGTTGGAGAAAAATCTTTAAAAACAACAAGACAAGATATTCAAAGACAATTTCCTTTTAAGGGTGGTATTAAAACTTTTGAGACCGATGAGGCTAAAGCAAAAATGAGTGGCTTTAGATTAGGATCTAAACCTTATTCTATTTTTGGTCAGGTTATAGATGGTAGATTAAATCAGGGAGAGAAAATGGCAGTTGACTCTCAACTATCTACATTAGAGGAAAGTGTTCAGAAAGCTCTTAAAGGTCAATTGTTTGATAAAAAAGGTAA